ATCGAAAGTAATTTTATAACATGGTTTAAAGCTTACTTTTGATTTTCCTACTACAGAGCACTGTTCTCCATATTGATCAAAAACGATATCTCCTATACTAAGATCACCCATAGTTTTCCAGCCATCTATCGTTGGAATCGGAGTGCCAATGGGTAATCCTTTCCAGTCAATAATTTCTAAAGTATTATCATTCACTTTCGTAATAAGGTCTATGGTTCCCTTAATAGCCAAGTTACCCTGAAGTTTTTCATCACCAAGATCATATTTATATTTCGCCCACTCCTTTTTAATCTCAATATCAAATCTTTGTTCAGACTGCACTATTGTTCTGTTTCTAGGATCAAACATGGCATTATTGTCAGTAATAGCTTTATATGCCCATTTATGACAGTCTTTATAGTCTTTAACTGCCCAAGCATGGTGAGCAAATTGACTAGTATAGTATTGATATACTTTCTCAATGATTGTATCAAAACTATAATTGTTGAGGTCTATTTTGCCCATAATATCACTATCTACAACAGACTGCTCTTGTTGTTGTGCTAGCTTTATGTCTGCTAGGATTTCTAGAGCCTTATGCACAATTGTACCCTTATCAGCCTTAATCCCACTTGGACTCTTCATTCCTAATACATATTCAATAAAGTATTGCTGCTCACACATACTGTGTGTACCATAAGATGAACTGCGTAGATATGTAATTATAATATTAGTATTCCTTTATCAGATAAGAAGCGAAGTATAGATTGGTGTTTTTTATCCAGATCCATTCCAGAATTTCGAATAATGCAGTCAAAATTATTCCAGTCGTATAGGTGTTTGTCCAAAGCACACTCGCTTGGTGATTCAGAATGGTAGGGGTCTAGATCGAGCCTAATAATAAATCCGCCTGCATTTTTAATAGATTCGACTTCGTTCGGGAATCGACAGTCTGCTATGATAGCTAAGTCTAGATTGTCTCTTTTGATTTTATTTATTGTGGCATCTACCCAAACACTATTTTTAAGTGAACGGAAAATATCTGTGCCAATAATCTCCATAGCTGCTCTTGCGGTTAGCTGGTTATTATTCCAAGTTAAGTCTGTGGTAGTATTTTTATCGTCATCAGTACCATAACATTGTTCATATGTCATACCTAAAATATTCATACAAATATCTTGTTTCAATGGATCAGCAAAGCTATAGATCCTATGAGATATCTTTAGATTATGCCTATCAATAACAGATTTGATATAATCTGCTGCTGTACTTTTACCAGATTGTTTCCTGCCAGAAAAAGCAATAATTTTTGTCATATAATTTTCTCTAATGGTATCCTGATTTCGTTATTAATTTCTTCGCTATTCATATCCGCTACGTCATTTTTGGAAATCTTAAAATGAAATACCCTATAGGTATTTTGACATTTAGCTTTGATTTGTTCGGCCGCTTTATGACCAGCTTCGTCGTTGTCTGTTAATATAACCACAACCATAGCACCAGACGAGTCTAGTAATATTTTCTGTCGATCACTTAGCGAAGATCCGAAAATAGCTAAGCTATTGTGTATACCGTTTTCTTCTAGCTTCCAAACATTACCTGGACTCTCTACTAAGATAGCCACACTGGAGTCGGCAATAAACTTTTTAGCATACCAGAAATTATAAAGGTAGTGATTGATGCTAACGTTTGTGCTGTGTTTCCATTTTGAAAATTTCCACAGATCTTCATCTCTGGGACATTCTATTTTTGGATCATGAAAATGTTTACAACTATCGCACTTTTCAAAAATGCTACGACCACTACATCCTATCATATGGGTATGATCATTATTATAAATAGGAGCTACCGCTCGATTAAACATCTCCTTATTAGGCTTGTCGCATATGCCAATATCATACTTATCTAGTATTTCTGGTGCGAATCCCCTACCAACAAAATAGTCACAAGGCATAGTTAGTGAATTTCTAACAGTGTCTCTGGTTGGTAACGATATTGTTTGTTGATTATTGTCTTTGGATCTTCTGTCTAATATGTGCTCTATGATAGCGGAGAATTGTTTCTTTTCCTTGTCGGTTTTAGAGATTTTGATATCTTTGTAGTTCTTATTTAAGAAGTCTAGACAGAAATTTACTGCTTCTTCAAATGAGCACATTTTATCGCCATCTTTAACCCAATTATATTTTCTGCTAGATATTACTCCTCTAATAAAACCAATAATAGACCCCTTAAAAAACTTATCACATCCGTGAGTCCTACATTTCCAATTACCTCTATAATAGTCTCCAGTATGGTAGATATTTATAGCGGATAGATTATCCCCATTGTGAATAGGACACGCCATACTAACCATTTTACTGCTATAGCTATAGTCTAAATCTAAGACACTTAAAAGTTCTTCGATATTATCACACAGATCGTCACAAACGACCTTAAGTTTATCTTGATCATTCAAATGGGATTTGTGCTTCGTCTGCATCGTTGTGTTCAATGTTTGACTCATCGTTAATTATAAATCCTTTGTCTCTGGGGCTATTATTGTTTAATAGTTCCAGTCTTGTTTGTCCCTCAATAATTTTAGCACACCAGCCCTTCATGGTGCAGTTAATGTAATCGTTATCGTCTAGCCCACCACCATGCCTACTTACTAGGGGGAGTAGTTTTCTATTACCATTATCTGGGCCATCTTCTGCGATTTCTTCATCAGACTTTCTCTTAAAGATGGAAAAATTACTACACAACCAGATAATACGGTCTGAACCGCTAGCGGTATCCGTGCTTTCTTTTGTTATGCCGTCTCTGTTCAGCTGAATAAATGATAAAATGGGTATTTGGTATCTAACAGCAAAATTATGTAGTGCGGTCATCATGAATCCAAGAACTTGATATTCTTTCATGTCTTGAGATATACCAGCACTATCCATCAGCTTTAGATAGTCATAAACAATAACACACTGCTTTGCTGTACCATCATCGTTTAATCCTACTTCTTTACAGATCCATCTACGCATAATCGCTAGCTGTTCTTCAAACGGCTTTCCTGCGATTGATTTATAGAATAGAGGAGTCTCTTTTAGTCTATTTGAAGCCTCTATTATTTTCATCTTTTTATCTGGTGACTCTGCAAATTTACCAGTTTCAATAGCGTTAATCTCAATTTCCGTATTCATGGCCAAAACTCTATTAATATGGTCTACAGTATTCATTTCTGTATCCATGTTTAATACTGGTATTTTTAACTTATTGGCAATATGAAAACCTATATTATCTGCAAGCAGGGTTTTACCAGTTTTTGGTCTGGCCGCAATAACATTAACGGTGCCTTTTCTAAAGCCCCCACCTATAGCCTTATCATAAACCGGAAAGCCTGTTGGTATACCAATTTGATCAATAGGACTATCTTCCAAGCTTTTAATATAAGAGTCAATATCTTTGCCAACATGAACAGGATTATTATCGCTATCATTAAGCAGAGATGAGAAGTTGAAGATAGCGTCCTCTGCTATACCAAGGATAGCAGCTATGGGTTCGCTACCATTAATGTCTAGTATTTTATCCTGAGCAGTCTCTAACTGTTTGCGTAAGAGTCTTGCTATTTCTAGCTTTCTAATTTTAGCCGCAAATTTCCTAACATTCTCAAGACTAACAGGAAAATCTGCAATAGCTTTTAAATGCTGCGCCTCATCTTTTTTAGATAGAATATTTGCAAAACCTAGTTCTTGTGCCGTAGAATAGATAAAAGCAAGATCTATTTTTGGACGGCTAGAATCTTCACAAATCTTTTTTAAGCATTGATATATGATGCTATTACTATCAATAGTAAAGGTCGTATCTTGTATAATATCAGCAATATCCAAGTAAGCATCGTCACCATAAGTAATGATACCAGCCAATACTGCTCTTTCAGCTGCAGGGTCACACAGAATCATATTTATCCTTAATTAGCCAGCTTGTGTTGAACATTGATTACATTTATATCTTTGTATAGATTCTACAAGAGATGGGTTGATCTTCTCGCTTTTACCACATACTCTACAGGTTACCTTGATTGGTTCAAAAGTACGATTCCTTGGAACAGGAGAATGCTTTGATACTTTTTTATCAAACTCAATGTCCTCTTTGTGCATATTCTTTTCTGGCATAGTCAAGAACTTATTCTTAAAAGGCTTCTTGCCCTTGCTATTACCATTAAGCTTTCTCGACCGAGTTTTCATAGCACTTGAAGATTCGTCTTCGTCAGCATCCTGTTCAGTACTATGATCTTCAGTTGTATTAGCCGTGTCAACCATACTTTGTAAAAGAGCGATCAGCTTCTTGATTTCGTTTGGGTTTGACCCCTGTAGAATGTCTTCAATTCCCATGTTTCACCTTTGTCTTTTGAACTGCTAAAATGATATCGGATAAGTTTTTAATATTATTCGCTATATATGATAGTCTATCGATTCTTTGTTTTGCATATTTTTTGATATTGTTTAATGATTGTGCCTTATCATTATGCTTAATCGCCTGATAAGATTTTTCTATATAGCCATAGCCTTTATAGTTATTAATTTCATCAGATATTGTTTCTTTAATTTTCTCTTCAGACCAATTATGTCTTGCGATCTCTCTATTAATAGACCTTTGTAAATGGAATGAGAATTGGGCTAATCTATATGCTATCTGGGCGCAGTCTTCTGGAGATAATTTTTCTATAGAGTCTCTGTTCATGGTCAAATAGGTATTGATCTCGTCTGAAGCAAAAGATACGGCATACTCTGGTAATCCTAAATTTTGTTCATACTGATCTAGAATATCATCCCAGTACTGTAGCTCTTCTTTAGATGTTTTAGCCTTGGATTCTTTGTCGCCAGTCGTCAATTGATTCGTCATATGGTAACTCTATAAATTGGATATTGTTAATGCTACACCACTCTTGCTTCTCTTTATCTCTCTTTTGAGCCTTTAAAAATCCCAACATATTGGAATGATAAAAGGCTACAAACTTATAATGCTGTTCACCATGAATTTCTAGACAGAGTTTCTTTAAAGGTAAATAAAAGTCTAAAAATAAGGTTTCTGATCGTCGTAAGGGGATTGGTACCTCTTCTAAGATTTGTAGCGTTGGAAACAAATCAGTTAATAGTTCTCTAGCCTTTAAATGATAAGAAGACTTATTCTCCAAAGACCCCTTTGACATATTACCAGTTAGTTGCCAATTATGATTATTATTGTCTAGATCTTTTACTAGCATTTAATCCCCATAGTAGTTTTAATCGACTTTACCAATTCTTCATAAACTTCTGGATGCTCCATTAGATAGGCTCTGATTTTTTCAGTCCCCTGAAACTTGGGCTTATCCTCTAAGGATATTAATGTATACCAAGCACCACCCTTGTGGATTAGACCCATATCAGAAGCTAAATTAATAGCCTCCATTTGCTTATCAACACCACTACCATATCTAATATAGCTGGTAATAGTACCACCCGGAGGCCCAAGTGCAGAACAAAGAACTTGCCACTCAATCTCTTGTCCTATTTGAGTACTATCGCTACTGAGAACCCACGGTTTAAAAGTTTTGGCTCGTAGCTTGATGTCTGTTTGATAGGCAATAGCCTGACCAGACTTTTCTTTAAATTCTGCTCCATATCCTGTGGGATTACCCATTAAGTGAGTAATACCAATAACAATATTTTTATTGACAGGAATAACATTAGCTACCTTTCGACAAAACTTAGCTAATAGTTTGGCCCCGTCTGCTCGTTGCATCTTATCCATATCTGTTGTAATTTCAGCTTCAGTACATAATGCAGAATAGGAGTCAATGATAACTACTGATCCTGGAACTTCATTAATAAGTTTTTCTGCTATTTGAAGATATTCTTCTGCATGAAGAATCTTTCCTAATTGAGACCCGATAACATGAAATCTATCTAGGTCTAGACCGGGTATTCCTTCTAAGTCTCGCTTTTTTAATCTACCTTCGATGTTTAGGTAGTACACTTGGCGACCATCTTTAAAGGTTCCGTGAGCATATTCCATCTTCTGAGCGGTTGCACAAAAGTCTAGCGATGTTGTGGTTTTACCGCACTTAGGCTGGCCCGTTAAAACAACAAAGCTTCCTTCTGGAATTCCACCATTAAGAATAATATCCAATGATGGACTAACTGGAATTGTCATAACTTTCCTGTCTACAATAGCGTTGCCAGACAGAATAATATCATCCCCAAAGCTTTTAATCACATCGTCTTTAACTGTCATTATTATCTATGTCCTTTAGTTTTGATAAGATGCTTTTATTGATATTGTTTTTTGTCCCAAATACTGGCTCAGCTTTCCTCTCTATCTCTAGAGATAAAACTTGGTTTTGGGACTCTAGAATCTTTTGTTCTCGTTCTATCATAGGGATAAGATGGGGCGCTCGCAGAGAATAAATTCTTGATGCTTCTGGATTTTTCAACGCCTTAACTATGGCCGTATCAGTATATTGTTCTAGAAGCTTATTCGCTGATCCTATTTGATTCCTATAGTACTTACTCCATTCTTTACTTAACCAAAATCTATAATGAAGATCCTTTTTTAGCATTTTTGCCCTATTTTCACAAATAGTTTCTGTGATGTATTGGGCGGCAGTTACATCTTTGCCATTTGAATACTTGGATGGATATTTTTTCATACTATGCTAGTTTATACTATCTGCTGTTCGGCCTATAGATAGCATTATTTGTTCTTTTGACAGATGATTGCTCGGCCTTCTTTTGTAGCTCATCGTGTATCGCACTAGCTTCTTTGGTCATGATAGAAACACTATTGGTTTTCTTAACCGCTGTTTCATTAACCATAAAGTTTTTGGGCTTGTTTGACACAGGAGAGCTTTTAGTTTCAATCTTATTTTCTTCACCAGTTTTCGACTGTTTTTCTAGAACATTAGAAACCTGTTTTAGGGTTAGCTTTAATTCGTCTGCTATCTTTATAGCAGCAAAATTTTGATAGTCTAACCACCTAATAGCATAAATTTGTGTCTTGTTTAGTCTGCTCATCAGATTGACTCCCTTTCGGCATTAATAAAATAGGCAATATTTTTGGTCTTAAGAAAATTTAGATAATGATCAAAACACTTAAAGTTAACATCCTTAAACTTTGTAGCATTTGGATTATTATCATACAGAGTATACTTCTTTTCTTCTCCGTATAATGACAGTGGGTTATATAGTCTGCCGTCTTTAGACAACTTAATACTATACCTAACAGACGAATCATCTCTGACTGTTTTTTTAGCTAGAGTATTTTGATTGGGCTTTTCTGTTCTAGGATTATTATTATCATCTAGAAAATCTTCAAGACCCACAACACAGTAAAATTCTGTTGTTGCAGCAGCCTTGTTGATATTTTGTTCAAAAATAAACTCCGACATACTTTTCTCCTTTATGTGGGCCACTTTGTTTTGGGTTGTTTTTTCATCCTAGACATACCAGAAGGTAGAGGCTTTCTTTCCGCCCCATCTTCTTTATAGTCATTGTGCTTTTTGTTTAAGTGAACCTTTTGATCATCACTAAATCTATCGCTATTTCTTTTTGCTAAATCCCCTATAGTTTTTAGTTCAGAGTCGGCTTTCTTGACAGACGCATTTAAACTTGATAGGTCGTTGTGATAGTCCCTTGATAAGCTTTTAGATCCGCAGCTTTCACAACGCAAGTTTTTTTGCATTTTGTCATATTCTCTAATAGAACATACGACTTCCATGTGTGAAGAACACTTATCGCAAACATACGAATATTCTGGCATTATGCTATTTCCTGTTGTGCTGCCTTTAACCAGTTTAGACTTTTAGTTTTAAGGAATTCCTTGTATTTATTGAATACGCTCTCTGTAACTTCTGTTAATATCCATTCGTTTTTATAAGTTTTATGTAGGTGAGAGTATTCGTGTTTATTATTATCTTGTACTGAATGTATCTCAATAGGATTATAAAGAATCTTAAGAGGATTAGTTTTTACATAATATCGATATTGAAAATTTTTATTAGTTAATTGCCTAGGTTTTTTATTTTGAATAGCTTTTGCTAGTACAAACCCAGTTTCATTATTGATTCTAGGATCACCATTTTCATCTAAAAAATCTTCATTTCCGACAATAGTATAAAACTTGTTAGCTATAGCACTATTATTTATGACAAAATTATCTGGCATTGATTGGTACCTGTTCTAGGAAAATGCTTTCTGTATAGTAGTTCTTTCCCTAGAACTTGCCAACCCACTTTTTTATAGAGTTTCTACTACGGAAGCATTGTATACCATTGACCACCTAACGTATTATAGCTGGATGTTGGCGTTGGAGTTGCTGTGGCGTTTGGCGTTGAGCTTACGCTAACTGTGGGAGTAGGTGTAGCGGTTGACGTTGCTGTAACAGTAGAAGTATTAGTTGGCGTAGCGGTTGGAGTTTTTGTTGGTGTGGAAGTTGGAGTATTCGTTATGGTACAAGTTGGTGATGGGTCGATAGAACACTGAATATCAGCACAAGTTTTTCCTAGGTTAAATCCTTGTGCGGTGTCCGATGTGTCGGCGCTTATCCAATTTTCTAGAGTGCCTTCACTACATCCAGTGACATAAAAGTTGTCATTGCATTCAGATACATAACCAGAGCACCAAGCTCCGTGATTTTCTACACATTTGCATTCGGTGGAATCAAATAATTTACCCCCTCTATTTGCGCAATATTCTGTGACATTAGTTGGAGGATCGCATACGCAATCACAATTATCATTATATGATTTTAGACTATCGAAATTAGATAACCCTTCGCACGGAGGATTAATATCAGGGTCGCATTCGCAACTTTGTAGAGCTGTATCGTATCTCTTTTTTGGGTTTGAACATACGCAATCGCAAAAATTTTCTGCGCTTAATGCTACTCCTAAATTACCACCAGCTACCGTTCTAATGCCATCGTATCCTCGATCCAAACAATATATTTGCCCATTAGCCTCATCATAGTCTCCAGCAAAACAGAATTTGTCACAATATTCACAACTAGGATTAAAAGGAGCGTTGTTTTCTGTGAATGTTATATCGAAAGATATTCCAGTCAAGGGGCTATAGTTATATCTTGGGTTAACTTGTTCTATAATTGGTACTGGATCACCATCACCATCTAGCAAAGTTGTTATAGAGACATTAGAAACATCATCTCCCCAAGTATTTGATATAGAAAAAGTATATCTACCTAATTGATCGGGCCCAGAAGCGCCGGTAATAGTGACTAAATGAGTATTTCCGGGTTCATATGCGGGATTAAATTGACGTATATTATTGGTTAAGGTTTCTTGATTCATTGTGGCAGTATCTTCCCAAGATATCGAACCGTTAGAAGCATCCGTTAAAACCAGTCTTGAAGTGTATAAAGAACCAAAAGATAAAGACACTGGACGACCGCTATTTATTTCGTTCAAAATATTTTCATTACTTAATAATCCTGATCGAAAATTTGGACAAGAAATATTTGTAAGTCTAATATATCCTTTTATACAACTATTGGTGCCACAAAGACTATCATTATCGACCAAAGCATCCTGTTGATTACCTATACATCTATTTAAGTTGCTTAGTTCGCTAACTGGAATCGAAATGTTATCAAATAATAATTTTCCTACTTTTCTATAGGCTTTGCTAACCTCTCTTTCTTCTTCGTCGGCTTGTTGTGACTCTCTAAACAAACTAGTAGGAAAGCCTTCAGGATAATTAAGAGGCTCAGAAGACGGTATACAGTTAATTAAACGATTGATATCTGCAGAAAAATTTAATTGACTTGTTATACATAATGCTAGGCTAGATATGCTACACCACCCTAAGTTTCCTTGACTAAAAGTTGGAGCATCAATAGTTCCTTGATAAGTAAAATTATTATTTTGATTTGATTTTTTAACATAAAAGTTGTTGATTCTTACGTCTTCACTAGCTATTGCAGAGTGGGGGGCTGTATTTTTTTCTTGAATGTAAAGCCTTACCGGCTTATCAAAGTCTAAAGATCCGAATGTTGTATTAATAGTAAAATTTGGCGGACCTGGCTGTCTGAGAAAGTCTTTAGACGGAGTATTCCTAAAAGGCTTTATATCATTATTTAACTTATTAGGATCAATAATAAATTCTGCCATAAAAATTTTGAATTTCTATATTTTAATAGGTAATTATGCTATGGTATATAATGATACCACTGTCCAGACCCTGTAGTATAGCTTGATGATGGAGTGGGGGTTGCCGTAGCGGTACTGGTAGAGGTTGGGGTGGGAGTTGGTGTGGGAGTTAAGCCCCTAGTGGAAGTCCTAGTCGCTGTGGGAGTTCTTGTGGGGGTTCTTGTTCGTGTTGGGGTTTTTGATTGAGTAGGGGTGGGGCAGGGGCACGATAGCTCATTCAAGCCAGCTGCTGAATACTCATTGCCTAACGACGCCATTTGCATTGCGCATGTAAATCCAGCATAAAATTCTGGTGCTCCGGGCTTCATATTTTTACTACCGTCTGGACCAACATTAAACCAAGTATTTACATACTCAAAATAATAACCATTTACACAACAAGATCCATTAAGAGGAGCAGGCAAACAATATGCGCCTGGGCACATATCACTACACTTAGGATCAGAACAGATCGCTATTAATGACCTACAATTAAGATCACAAGACTTACTAGCTGGCGAATATTTACCGTTAGATTGTAAACAGCAATCAAGATCTACTAAGTTTTGAACACCCGGCACTTTTCGTCTAGAACATTCGGCTATGGTTTTTGGGCCTATATTATGTGGGCCATCGCTCCAGCATACCCAACAATCATACTTGATTGCCGCTGTTGGAGTTGGTGTGGGAGTAGCCGTAGCACTAGATGTTAAGGTCGGAGTAGGGGTTCTGGTTCTAGTAAGCGTTCTAGTTGGAGTTAAAGTTTTAGTTGGTGTTCGTGTTTGTGTAGGAGTAGCAGTAGTAGTAGAAGTGGGAGTAGGAGTTTTAGTTGTAGTACGTGTTGGAGTAGGGGTTCTAGTTTGAGTACGTGTTTGAGTAGGGGTTCTGGTTGTAGTACGAGTTGGCGTTGGAGTTTTGGTTGTGGTGCGTGTGGGAGTAGGGCTTGGTCCATTAATAACGACACTAGTCAAAGTTGTTGGTGTAAAGTTAAGATTAATAGGATCCCCATCTTTTGCACCAAACATTGAAGCGCCATTCAAAACTATCGGAGAGTTTACTGTAACCGAAAATGGCGGATTAGGATCTCCTGATGTTAGGGTATACTTAAAAATAAGGCTTTTCCCATTATTCTGTTTAGAATCATAAAAGGCTTGACGCTCATTATTAGCGGTTAAAATGGAGACATCTTGATTCAAGCCTTGAGAAGATGCCGAATAAATAGCCTCAATAAATACTATATTGAGATATGGTACGCTTGGTGTTCCTTGAATCTCTATTGACTTCTCAAAATCTACCCTAAAAAAAATGGTGTTTTGATCCATGAAGCCTGGAGCGGGTTGACTAATTTGTACAGGACTTAATGGGGATGGACAAGTACAACTTAATTTTTGCAGAGAATCGTCATATGCCGAATCCGAGGGGCTTATAGGCGATCCGTATCTATTCCCCACTGGGCCGTCACATCGAGCATGTTTTACAAATGCTGCTAGTGTGGGACTACCCAATTGTTTGCGTTGTGCATTTATTTGCAAATATGATCCCCAACTACCTTCCTGGCAACAAGAATCATTAGTAGCCATAGGATCACAATATGCTCCCAGACAACCCAAAACACAATGTGAGTTTCGACACCTACTCTCATCAGTTCTACAAGAACCACAATCCCGTGACTGGTCACAGCAACTTAGTTGCCAGTGATATCGTGTCAAACGCCTAGCCGGGGTGTCAATACAGTATGCAGAATGTTGAGGCTCATTGTATAGTAATGGTCTGTCAGGATGGCTGGCACCGCCGCCAAATAGAACTTGGTCCTCACATCTCCAGCAATCAACACAGCTTAATTCTGCAAGACTACTCACACCCCAATTGGCTATACAATTTTGTGGTGTATAGCTATTAAAGCTCCATGGCTCATCTCCTGGCTCTAAACCACATTTCCAGCACTCATAATTAGAAGGCGCGCTTTGAATCTCAGAATCTGTCGCGCTTAAAGAACTACACACTAAAGGCTTTGGAATAAACTGATCATTATTATCATTATTAGACATGGTATGTAGTAGTGTCTCATTAGTGTTTAAATGGCGATTAATAACTAATTAATACACTACAGCCATTTTATTTTACATATATTTGCCATTCTTTTGGTATTGATAGGGCTGAGTTTGATATGTGTAAAATATACTCATTAATATAGAAAAATTTATAGCTTTTATTTGGGGCAGACGGGGTGATTTTAAGATTCATATTGGCCTGTTGAGGCGTTTTGTTGGACTTTTTTCTATTACAGGCTACGCAAGCTGTAACTATATTCGTCCAGCATGTTGGGCTGCCGTGTTTTCTATCCCATACTGATTTCGGAATAACATGATCGTATGTTAAATTATTGATCTCTTTTTGAGAATGGCAATATTGACATGTATAATTATCTCTAATAAATAAATTTTTACGAGAGAAATTTACAGTCTGATGATGGAATTTAAAATATCTATTAGTTTTTACTACTGCTGGTATCTGATATTGCTTACCATTAGCTCCAGCTATAAAGTCATCCTTATAGAAATCTATAATTTCAATAGACATAGGAGAGCGATGGTCGTATTGAACCGACCAGATCATCGCCCTCTTCCAGCTAATGATACCAAGAGGAGAATAGTCAGCATTAAGAACTAAGCACTTACTGTTGTGATCTTTCATGTTCGTAATTATCTAAACGAGATATGATTTTCCCAATAATTGGATTTCTAACAATATCTGAATGGTCTAGTCTTGAGACACCGATACCATCAGTTCCTTCTAAAGCACTGATCATATCATAAAAACCGCCCTGCATGTGCCTATGAAGATCTGACTGACTAGTATCGCCAGTCAATATCATTTTACTCTCACGACCTATTCTTGTCAAAAGCATTTTTAATTGATCATACGATGCGTTCTGACACTCATCAGCTACAATAAATGCATTATGAAAATTACGGCCTCTCATTAAGCCTAGTGGTACTATTTCTATCTTATTATTTGTCTTAAGGCTAGTATAATAAGAAGATGGTATAAAATGATTAACTTCATCTAGTAATGGCAAAAGGTAAGGATGTAATTTCTCTTCTGCTGTTCCTGGCAAATATCCGATTTTTTCACCAGATTCAACAACAGGACGAGTAATAATAATCTTCTTTACTTTATCTTCTAAAAGATATTCCAGAGCCATACCAATAGCAATGTGTGTTTTACCACTACCAGCAACTCCTTGACAGAACGTAACAGTATTTTCTGCTAAAGTTCTAATATACTCTTTTTGATTATCTGTTCTAGGTTTTAATCTATTCCTATAAACACTGGGTATATTAAGTTCGTTTGTTGCATCAATTACCTTGGGCTTTTTTTTGGAGTTTCTTTTTCTCAAGGAATACCCTTTTACTATAGAGTGGTATATTGCAATCCGATATTAATATACACCTATAGTGTTAGTTATGTTATTTAATTCCGGTAGATCCAAAACCATTAATTGACCGTTCACTATCAACCAGATCGTCGGCTTCTTTAAAGCTAAAGTTCCAATGCTGCTCAAAAATAATCTGAGCAATTCTATCTCCGACCTTAACCTCAAAACTTTTTTCTTTATCTGTATTATATAGAACCACACCAACGGTTCCCCTATAACCACTATCTATTACTCCTGCCAAAACATCAATTCCATTTTTAACAGCCAATCCCGATCTTGGTGCTACTCGACCATAATAACCATCTGGTATCTGTAAGCTGATCCCCGTACTAACTAATGCTCTTGATTGAGGAGCTATAACCATATTTTCTACGGAACATAAATCCGCACCAGCATCAGTTGGATTAGCTCGACAAGGTATCTTTGCTTCAGGATGTACTTTTTTAATTCTAATCATTACTATTAAGCCTCACATGATGAACAGGTTAAAATGCTACGAGCCAATTCTTGTGCAGGATTCGATGATCGTTGGTAGTAGAAGGTTTTTATACCATTCTCCCAGCCATAAATTAGTAGTTCACTAACCTCTTTTGCTGCACAATTTGGTGGAATCATAAGATTTAAAGAGATAGCCTGATCAACATACTTTTGTCTTTGAATATTTTGTATGACTATTTCCTTCTGACTAATCTCACCAAAGGTCTTGAATATGTCTTTCTCTTCTTTGGTTAAAAAGGCAAGATGCTGTACGGATCCTCCTCTAACTAAAATATCTTTCCATACTTCTTCTTTGTCTTGATCTTTATCTTTTAGCAACTTTTTTAAGTATGGGTTCTTGTATGTAAAATTACCTTTAGCCAGTTTTTTCACAAAGTAGTTAGAATTTAAAGGCTCTATCGAAGGACTCACCTGTCCTAAAATAAAAGAACTGGACGTTGTGGGCGCTACAGCGAGCGTGGTGACGTTCCTGCGGCCATACCCCTTGAGTAGTTCTGGCTCTCCAAATAAAGAGGCTAATTCGGCAGAGGCTTTATCTGCTTTTGACCGTATTGTTTTCCAAACCTCAGTATTCAGCATCTTAGACCCCATAGACTCAAAAGATATCATTTTGGACTGAAGCAAAGAGTGCCAGCCTAGAACCCCCATACCCAAAGCTCTCTGGCTCTTGGCGAAGTTGTGTGCTGTTCCCATAAAATTGATATTCTTGGTTTTTCTGATGAATTCTTCATTAACAGCGTCTAAGAAATATACTAAAGTTTCTATCGCGTCTGTTTCTTTAATTTCATCCCAATGTAATAAATTCAGTGACGATAATACGCATACAAAAGAATTCTTTTCATCAGAGAATAAGGTGATCTCAGAACATAGATTAGAGTTCTTGATTTTTAGCTTTTGGTCTTTGTAGACCTGTGGAGAATTATTGTTTACATTGTCTATAAAAACAATATACGGATATCCTGTTTCAAATCTTTTTTGTATGATCTTTGCCCATATTTTTCTTTTCTCTTTATCTCCATCAATCATATTTTGCATCCACTCATTAGTAATAGTAATACCAATGCTCATATTCTGGATACTATGACCTTCAGATCTGATCTGTAAGAATTCTTCAACGTCTTCATGTTCTACTGGTAGATATGCTGCAAATGATCCTCGTCGTGCTGATCCTTGTGATACTACTTCTGCTACCTTATCAAATAGTTCCATAAAATGTACTGGCCCACTTGATTCTCCTCCAACACTAATCTTTGTGCCTCTTGGTCTTAAATCTCCAAAAAAGCCAGAAGTACCACCTCCTAATTTACTCATCATGCCAACTTCTGCAACCTTATCTAGAATACCATCCATAGTATCTGATATATAGCTAGAGAAACAACTTACTGGCAATCCCCTATCATTACCAAAATTTGTCCACACAGGAGTAGCAAGAGAATAAAATCCCCTGCTCATATAGTCTTCAAACTTATCGGCAAAACCAGAAATACCTAAAATGGTTTCTGCTGTTTCGGCTATCTGTCTGATTCTAGCTTCTGGCGTAACGTTTTCCTTTAGATATCCTCTCTCTAGGAAAATACGGCTATGGGAATTAAGCCAATAGTACTTCTTATTCATTTATCCACTTACTTTCTATCCTTTATTGTAATATGATTATGACTAACTAAAATAGGTCTTCAGCATCAAAACTCTGAGAACACTTGGCATATTCAACCGGTCTGCTATGAAAGAAGTCAGTCATATTATTGCCTAGTATTTGTTCCTCAAACCAACGAGTTTCGGAAATGATAGACTCATCAACCTCAAATATTTTATCGTAACCAATTTGCTTCAAAGACTCATTCATTCTATTCTTGATGAACTCTTTGAGCAAGTCGGAATTTAGTTTCTCGTGCTGATAACCATTGACGATCCATTCAATGATTTGGCATTCATACTTTATAGCGTCTTTGGCCTCGTGCATAATTTTCTTTTTTAGTTCTTCATCGAATAGTTCTGGGTGTTCTTCTTTGATAGTATTGATAATTTTAATACCAATCATAGCATGAAGATTTTCTTCTCTAGAAGTATATTCAACTTGCTTATTAGTATCTTTTAGTAGGTTCTTATATCTACCAAACCAACTAATAGTATAGAACTGAGAAAACAAGGCTATATTTTCTACAAACAATGTAAAAAGTATTAGCGAGTAGATGAATTGCTTCTTATTGTTGTCATGGAATTTATGTAAGTGTTTTCTTAGATAGTTAACACGACCCTGTATAATATCTAGCTTTAGGATCTCATCAAAACTATCATCTATGCCTAGTACCTCAAGAAGTCTTTCATAAGCATCACCATGAATTACTTCTGTATTAGCCATCACATAACCCATATCATTAATTGATGGGTGTGGTAGATTATCTCCTAATTTGGCCCAAAATTTCTTAACAGATATTTCAAGTTGACCAATAGTTGATAGCGCTCTAACAATGATCTCTTTTTCTTGATCTGTTAAGCTAACCTTGAAGTCCTGAATATCACTTTGAAAATTAAATTCTCTGTCTGTCCAAAAACCATTGTGCATAGCTTCTATGAAGTTTTGTGTCCAAGGATAATTGTCTGGTTTCCTAGTAATTTGTTCATCGAATATCATTATTTTGTTCTCTTATTTTTTGTGCAAATTTGCCAATAAACCCATTATCACTAGGCCAACAAATTGTTGTCCAATTATATTGAAATTTTCTACAAAACAATAACCAAAAAAATAGTTCAGTATACTTAGATAAAAACATAGTAGCATCATAATACACCACTCAAAGTCTTAAGCCATGTTAAATCAGGATCTATTTTAAAAATTTTTATGTTGCTCATGCTAACAAATAAATCAAATCTTTTTTGTGCTTCTTCATCGAATAAATGAGTTCCATGATCATTGATCATATAAATAGTTTTGATTCCTTCTTGCCATAGAGCTATGGTACAGTCGTTACAGCATTGACCAGTAACATATGCTATTCCATCATCAGGACGAACAACACAATTAGAAAGAGCATTTCTTTCACTGTGGACCATCCAGGGATATTTATCTGGCCGATGCGTTGGAAGCTTAGAATCATCTAAGCCTCTTGGAAATCCATTATAGCCAACTCCTAAAATCCTGTTGTTCTGATCCGTGATAACACACCCGTGTTGAGTATGAATATCGTGACTGCGTTGAGAAACTACTTTTGCCAGTCCTAAAAAATAGTCCGTCCAATTGGGTCTCATTTTGTCCTTTAGTAGAGATGTTGTTCTTCGTGTTTGGCTATGATACTATCCGTCCTGTGATCAGTCAAGATCGCCGCACAAGCCGATTAATCTCTGTATGGTATGATGCGTCTTCTTACAAAAAAGAGATTAATGAAGAATCCACAAAATGCACTAAGCACATTACTTACATATAAAGGAGAATAATCAGATAAGGGGTTTAGTACAAACGTTATTGCTAAGCTGATCCAAAAACTAGAACATTCATGACATAATAGTGGCTTATGAAGATACGGAATTTTTGCTATCCTGTTCCTTAAAGGAACCGATACTTCAGTATCGCTCCAAGCATAACAAACCCCTAGACACACCATCAGATAGCTCAATAAAGACATCATAGAAAGTATACCACCAAGGAGTCGTCTCTTTCTACAACACTAAAGCCGCGAAACATTTTTCCCATAAGAGTAGCAGAAAAGCTCTGCCAAGATTCTTCGCCCTTAGGAATAACGAATACCTTACCGGTATATGTATTAGCAATTCTGCTAGAGATAATAGCCTGAATCTCTTGGTTGAGAACGTTTGCATCCTTTACATACTTGTCAAGTAGATCGGGATTTTGGTTGAGTTGATCTCCAAAAAACTTCATTACTCTACCACGACAAGAACAATTAGGATTGCTCTTAAAGGTAACTAGATCGGCCAGGATATCTGGGAAATCAGTCTTGAGCTTTTCAAAGGTATCGTCATCTCTAACTATGATTGGAAGAGCGTCATTAAAATTAGAAAGATTGATAATCATAAACGAACTTTCGTGTTAAAGAATGAAGTAATTGTGAAGCGTTGATATATTGTATTTGAGCGTCCGCCGTCAGCAAGATTCCACTTTTTATTTTTGAGACTATAGCAAAGAATCTAGGGTTTGTTTGTAGATTTGGTCATATTCCATTTTCATATGCTCTTTAAAGTCTTTGGTGTTATGCTTCTGAAGAAACGCCCCATATAAATCAGCGTTATTATGAGAAGCCAATTGTTGATGCTGCGAGCAGTGGAGATTATATTTAATTTCAAACCCATTAATCATGCAGTAGATAAAAAGGGCTCTCTCGTGAACGTAAGAACCTAGAGGATCACTCTTAAAGAGTTTTGCCATAGGGGTGAACCAGTCCACAAAAGAGTCTAGAGTCTTAGAGCTTAGTAATATGTTGGTAGATATTGGCCAATACATACTGTGTTTTAATTGGGTCTCTAATAAGTTTTCTAAGTCGATATTATGGATTTTTTTAAGAGCAATTTCTAACCATGGTGTGCTTTTATGAAAAACATAATGGTGAACTAAGGTATGAGCATATCCTACTACGCTAGTGTTGAGTGGACAATAGCACAGATTAGATGAGTGAAAATTATCAAAGATATCAAGATCATATTCTAATAAGCAAATATTATTATTTTGATAAAGACCGTTTTTTACTACAGCATACCAAGCAGTAAAGCTGCATAGATAAGGATATTCTTCTAAATTATATATTAAATTTCGACAAATAATAGTTTCATAATCTAAGAGATTAAGCTTATTGGTTTTTCCATTTCCAACAAATAAGAACTTATAATTAGGAAGAGCCCCAAAAATATTTCTATCTATTTGTTGATTAATAATGTCTTGGTCATGACAAACTATAAAATAATCTATCTTATTACTACCAATAAGATCCATTTTCAATATTCCTATATGACTCTGGTGTTTCTTCTGGGAGTGGCCTAGTCCAGTATTCATTAATAAAGTTTTTAGAGCCGTGTCTATTATATTGCGCCCATCTATTTCCCATTATGCCAAATAATAATTGGAGTGCTCCGCCCATATGAATAGCTGTTTTATTCAAATGTTTTTTAATGTGGGCCCCTAACGGAAGACCAAATGCCCCACACCCAATGAGAGCAACATCAAAATCTATATTATTAATTTCATCTTGCATTGTATATAAACTATCAAACCAGTCATAATTCATATTATTGCCAATAT